CAAGTCCCACCCCGATCACTTCAGCCAGCGCGCTCACCGTGGAAATTCCCATAATCCCGTCGTAACTCCAGCCGCGAATGTGCAGGATCTCCTCTTGCACATAGCGATCGATCTTGCCTGTCGAATAAGCCGTGACTTCATAACGCAGCCGGTTGTTGGGCAGCAAGAACACCCGCACCCGGTCAGGATGCAGAGGGATCAGCTGATCGATGGCCCGGCCGTTGCCCGAAACCTTAAGCGCGTAAGCATTGCCGCGGAGTTCAAGATGGCCCTGCAGCATCTCGAAGAACTCCATGGCTGTCTGCCACGGATTAGGTTTGAGGAATAATTCATAAGCCGGGTAGTCGGTGGCGAGGTCCCGGCCACCAGATTTGCGCTCGCGATAAATCCCAAACGGCAGCGAACCCACTGTCTCCGCACATACTCGCGAGCATGCATATACGGCGGAGAGCCGCATGGCCGAGCCCGGCGAAACCATGGGACCGGCGGAACTGCGATATCCAGTACCGTGATACCAATAGTCGGAATCGGGCGAAGGCGATCCGACAATTCCCAGGCCCACGTCGGCGCGGAAGGATGCGGTCGAAAGGAAGCTCTGAAACTGTTTTACAAGTCCCACAGGGTTTATAAGGCTCCGCGCCGTCCGATGAAGCCGAATGCTGTCAGCATGACGCCTGCTGCGATGAGGGCAGCCGGTTTGTACATCCACCAGATCCCGCCGACCAGGACGGCAAAGCCCAGCAGCATGAAGAAGCCGGGGAAAGGGTTTGGTCCTCGATTAGCGTTCATGCTTCATACCTGCTGTACGTAGCTCAGTACGCCTTTCGCGGTGGGGCTGGTCCCGGTCAACAGACTGCAGACGGCCTGCCCTGCCGGCGTCACGCCCACCGGGGAGTGAAATACCTGCGCCGGCGCTGCTGTCGGAATGGCTATCGCCGTGATCAATGTCCCTTGTCCGGTAACGCAGTTGCTTCCTGTTCCGTACACCAGCGAGAACGTCGGCGTCGTCCCGCCGCCGAGCACTGTAATTCCGCAGACATAAATCTTGGTCGTCCCGCTGAGGGCGATGAGCTGCACGGCTGAAGTCGTGCTGGCATTCAGCGCCACCGACTGGATCGTAGCCAGCGGGTCAGCACAAGGATTGCCATGCGGTGTCCCGACTTCGCCAAAAGCTGCAGCGCAAAGAATTAGCAGCCACGGCAACAGCCTCTTACTGGTACCCAAGGACCGCTCCGGTGACGCCGGTTCCCGAGGCTGACCACTTCACACCGGTTGTGAACGCCACACCTGCGAGCGGCTGAATGAGTTGGGAGTTCCCGGGAATCGAGAAGGTCAGCACGTCGTTGATTGGCGTCCCGGCATTGTCGGTCACGGTGACAGTCGTGGCGGAACTGTTGGTGTTGTTGAGCACGATGGTCACCAGGCAAGTGGTCGAACTGAAGACCGCCGTTGAGCTGGTCGGAACGGCCGCCAAGGCCTGGCTGGCCACAGTGTTGCCGCAAGCCGTCTTTGGGATGGTGTTGACGATGCCGATGACGTTGCTGCCGGCAGGCAGGGCGCTCACGCTGACAGTACCTGAAACTGGTTGCGTTACTGCGCTTCCATCTACCTTCCACGCGGTTGTGTTTGCAGTGTTGCCCGGCTGCATCGTCCAGGTCCCGGTCTGCGACACTGCGCCGCTAATCGGCTGCGTAACGGCGGACCCGTCGACTTTCCAGGCCGTCGTATTGGCCGTGTTGCCAGGTTGCACCGTCCACGTGCCCGTCTGGGTAGCAGTGACCGCTGCGCCGGGACCACCAGATTGCTGCAACTGCGCCGCGATCTTTGTACCCGTCGCAATTCCAAGAACGATGACGATCAACAACACCCACTTCTGTGCTCTTGTCATGTTTTCCTCGTTTCTCGATTTCTCTTACCAATAGCCTTGGGGCGAAATAAATTCGACGATTGCAGGACCGGTGCCCGCAACACTCTTGAGATAGCCCAACGTATCCCCTGCGCGCCAGCGCGTCCTGCATCCGCCCGGCGGCGCGACAATAAAGGCGTAACTACCGGTGAGTTGGTGCCAGGCGTTCTGGTCTTGCGGATCTGAAGAGCGCAGCATGGGCGAGCCGTCAGCATTTCCGAGAATCGCAAAGTGGCTGCAATCAACTGGGGTCACGATGGGCGTCCATTGATCGGTTTGCAATGGAAAGCGCCGAATCGGATTCGGGGAACTCATCCGAAGAAAACCTTGCCGGACTCCGCGCCGCTGACCGGATTAGAGTTCATGCGGCCAATCGCCATACTGAACGCGACGATGCCATCAATCTTCTCTCGCGCCTTCGATTTATCGGGTTTGAGGTTTCCGGCCGGATCGCAACTGGTGACCAGGTTGTCGGCCATCCATGCCAGGACTGGATTGTTGCCGTGCGCAAATTCTTTGCCGGCGACCATCTTCAGGAGTTCCTTGGTACAGGCGCTCATGGAGATATATCCCTGACGGTGCTCGACCATCTCGATGCCATCTTCCATTAGTTCCTGGCAGAGTTGCGTGGCGTTCCAGGGGTCGAAACCCATCTCCCCGATGATGTAGTCGCGGCGATGCTGGCGGATGGTTTCGCGAATGAAGTGATAGTCGATCACGTTTCCGGGCGTCGCAATAATGAAGCCCTGGCGCTCCCACATGTCGTAAGGAATGCGATCCATGCGGCTGCGGCGCTCAATCGACTCTTCGGGGACAAAGAAAAAGGGGATCACTCTGGTTTCCGGGCACTTGTTGCTCTTGCCAAAGAGCAGGACCTCTGAGGCGAGATCGCTCGTGCTGCCAAGATCGAGAGCGCCATAGCAGAGTAAGCCTTTCATTTCATCAAGCACTCGCTGCCGCCAGGCGATAGGATCGTTCGCGCCGGATCCGGCGCAGGCGGCCCACTTGTCGGGCAGAATGGCGCGCTCGGAGCTGGTGGTCCAGACGTTGAGGTGCAGACGCAGGAAGCTATTCAGGGCGGTGGGGTCGTTCTTTGCCCGCTGCGCTTCCTGGCGCAGGTAGTCGATCTTGACCGATTTGCCAAAATTGGGATTGGCTTTCGCCCATTCCCTTTCGTCCTCCCAGTTCGCGCCTTCATCGAGCATGGCGATAAAACAGAAAAAGCTTTCATCCCGGAGGATGCCATCGAGAACCTTGCATGAGTATTCATGCTGAGTAAAACAGAATGAGTGGCGGTCGTAGCCCGAGGTAGTGATGCCCAGCATGAGCGGCTGGCGCCGCGAGGCCATGGAAGTGGCTAGAACGTCCCACAACTCGCGGGTGGGGTGAACGTGGAGTTCGTCGGCAAGGCAGGCGCTCGCATTTAAGCCATGCTGGGCCTCGTCATCGGAGGTCAGAGGCATATATTTTGAGTTCGTCGCGGGCACGGACAAGTTGTTTTTGAACTCATTAACCCGCGACCGCAAGGCCGGCGATGACCGCCGCATTTGAACTGACTCATCGAAGATGAGCTTTGCCTGCTCCTTGCTGGTTGCGATCGTGTAAACTTCGGCGCCGGCTTCCGCGTCGGCAACCAACAAATACAGCGCTAGCCCGGAAAGGGTTGTGGATTTTCCATTCTTCCGCGGGATCGCGATGTAGCCTTGCCGGAAACGGCGGGTTCCATCCGCGCGTTTCCATCCGAAGAGGCAGGCGACGATGAATGCCTGCCATAACTCGAGCTGGAATGCCTGACCAGCCCATTCGCCCTTCGAGTGGCGGAGGAACGCGAAGAAATTGACCGCGCGCTGCGCGGCCCCCGCGTCGAAGTAATAAGCAAAGGCCGGATCGGACTGCGATCGCTTCAAGTCGCGCGAATGACGCTCCACCGCCTGGACAATCTTTCGGCAGGCGAGGATAGAACCATCCAGCACGCCGAGGCAGTAGCTCTCCCAGGGCGCGAATTGCACAGCCGGAGCCGTAGCGCAGGTGCGCTTAGTTCGGCTTGCGGCTGGTTTCCGGCTTGCCCTGGAGGAAGGTTTCAAACGGGTCAATGTTGTCATCGGGCTTCGAAATTGAGAGCTTGGAGCGTGATGCTGGGGTCAGGCCAAACTCGGTGAGAAATGCTTTCATCAGGCGCAGCGCATCGGACTTTATACGCACTGCCGGATTGACTTTCAGAATCGCTACGCCGGTGAGTTCATCGAGTGTCGCGCAGATCAGACCATATTTCTCAATTGCGGCTTCGCATTTTGCAAGTTGAGCATAGGCCGAGCAGTAGCCAGCGAGCGCTTTCCCGTCGGCCGCGGTGAGCACACCCATCTGCACTAGCAGCGGAATGATTCGCTTCCATTCCGCGCGGGCCTCAGCGGTGAGAAACTGCGGCATTTCAGGGATTCCTGGCGGCGCCTCAGGCTCATTCTTGTTGAGCTTTCGCTTGCCGGGATTGCCTCGCAGCTTCTTCATGGCTGTCGGGGTCGCATTCCGGCCGCCTGATCCTCGTCCGCCCATCTTTATCGCTTTACCAAGAAAAAAATCTTTTGCTGCGGCGGTGTGCGCGTGGTTGCACGCCGGTCGCTGACCGGCCGAGTCTAGAGATTTGACCCCCTACCCCTGTCAGGGTCGATGCCCCGAAGTGCTTCCTTACAAAGCCCTTGATTCTCGAGGGATGTCTTGTGGCTGTGGCAGGCATGGCAAACCCCTTGGAGGTTGTCGGGATCGTAGAAGTAGGACTCATCGTCATCGTGCTGCGCGATATAAATCTCGGCGCGGATAATGTGATCGACATCGGTAGAGAATGCGCGGCCTTCGCAGATGATCCCAAGCTGGCACATCGGATCACGCGACAGAATGAACGAAACCGTCCGCTTTCTCCACCAGGCGCGGTCATAGAGTTGCTTGAATCCGGATTCGCGTCTTGCCCGGTTGCGGTCCCGTGATGCGAGCGCCGCCCGATTGTCTTTCTGGTGATCTCCGCAGTATGGCGAATCTTCGAGGGCTGTCTTATTGCAGTCACGACAGATGGTGCGTGGCGCATTTGGCACTCTAAGCTCACGCCAAGCCCAACGAGGAGAGGATCTGATTTTGCTGGAGCGGCGCTGAATCAGTTGTCACTGGCACGCCGCTACAGATTGGCTGCCGCATTGCTCACATCCGCCATGAATGTTCAGCGGTCCGGAGTACAAGCAATTGCGGCATTCGAACCGTTCCATCTTCAGTTGCCTTCCCAGCCGCAATCGCATGGACACTCTGGATCGGAGCATCCATGAATGCCCAGCAGGCATGCGTTACAACGGACGTGGCGCGCCGCGGCTCTTGCACTAGGACGATCAACATTGGAACGGGAGGCATTTTGGGGCGCAGTGCTTTGCGACTGCTCGGCAACAGATA